GCTCGGCGTCGCCTTCATCGGCCTCGTCGGCTTAGCCCTTTCCTTCCCAAAAGGAATCATCTGCTTGGCCTTTCGCGCCAGCACTTGATAGAATTTTTCAAGGGTGTCCCGTTCATTCATCGTATCCGCCGCTACTTCCTGGATCTTCTCTTTCTTTGATAGTTCCCGGACGGTCGGCTTGGAAGCCATGAATCCCACCATCATATTGAACATCTGCGGATCACGCCCGGCCAGAAAAGCGGCATCGCCGGGGTCCCCAAACATCTGCATTCCCATCGAAAGAACCTCAGTGGCCTTGTACCTATAAACTTTTCCGATATAGGCATCGAAGAAGTCATCGGTATAAGCGATCTCGTCTGACCGATAGCCGGAATTCTTCGTGATGCTTCGCAGTGTTCTGGTTCCGCTTTCTTTCTTGGCCCTGCCATCGCGAAAGGCTTCGGCCATGGATTCGAGTTTGGGTTCCCTTTCAAGCAGATGACCCATTTCGTGGAAAAGGGTTCGTTTCTTGAACCGCCCGTCGATGTAAATTGTCCCATCCCAAAAGGCAGCTTTCGCCCTCTTGTCTCCCTTGGTTTCGATGAAAGCCTTTCCGACCCTTCCGCCAGTCAGCCGATAAAATTCAGCCATGTGCTCGCGGAAATCTCCCTCTTCATAGCCCTGCTTCTTCAGCCGAAGAATTGCCGACTTGCTTATCCTTTGGGTTTTTGCCCATTGATCGGCCTCTTCCTTCGACACGGGTGATACTTCTATGATCTTGGCAATAATGGCCCCGCCCACCATGTCATCAATTTCTTGCTGGGCCATCTTCAGGACATGAATTTCTTTTTCCTTCCTGTCTCCCGCTTCCTTCAGTTCGGCATTCCACTTATCCCGGACCGGCCATCGTCTCAAAAGCGCTCTTGAACCTGTTGGCGTTCGCCAGATCCCCCATTTCCTGGGCAATCTCATATTTGAGTTCCATATCGGTTTCCGTCTGGAACTCTTCAAAAAGAACCCGGAACTTCTTGGCCGCGTCATATTCTCCTTCCCAAAGTCGGCTATCGACGGCATAAGGAAAGAGGGCGGAGAAGATCACAAGGATATCGGAAAACGATCTTGCCTCCCTGACTCTTTGGGGATAGGCCACAGCCAACCTTTCCTTGTCCCAGGGCTGCACGTCTGCGCTTTCCAAAACATTGTCCTCACCGACACCCATGGACTTCTTGAAAACGCCAACAACGTACTTCCAGTAGTCCTCTCCATCGGCTTCGGAAAGACCAGCCTGTTCCTCGGCAATTTTCTTTGCCTTCTCCCAGCGCTTTTCGGCCTCCGGAAGGTCAATGCCATTTTCTTCGGCGAGTTTCTTTATGAGCGGAATGGGCATCTTCAGGCCGCCTTTATGGTTCCATTTTCTTGGAGTCTTTGGCGGATCGGCTTCCAGTTCTTCAGGCGTTCCCTGATCTGAGGTTCTTTCAACCAGAAATCCTGGCCCTTGATGATGTCTTTCAGCTCTTCCTCGGTAAGGAACCCCGCGTAAAGCTGTTGGAACCATTCCCCGAAGTAATCATTCAGGAATGCCGCTTTCCCTGCCAGATCCCCGAGCTTCCCGCCACTGAATGTCGATGCGTTGTGAATCATCATGGTACAGAAGGGCGTCGGTTCGATCTCATCACAGGCCATTGCGACGATGCTCCCCGCAGAATAGGCGTTGATGATGATCGCTTTCGTTTTCGCCAGCGTTTTCAGGAGCGCCACGTAAATGGCTTGCGCCGCCTGGGTATCTCCGCCGTTGGAGTTGAGCTTGATTTCAATCGTGTCTCCCGCCCGGGCCTCTTCGATGGCCCTGATCACGGCACGAAAAGAAGTAGGGCCGTAGAAATCGTCATCGATGTCGATACTGATTTTTTTTGGAGGCCCGTAGTCGCCGTCCTGCGGCTTGACCCTGACGGCGTCGTTGGTGGCTTGCTGCGAAGAGGATGTTCCGATGATCGGAATAGGGAATCCCTTCGTTTTATCCCACAGTTTCCCAAATACCTCACCCAGGGCGCTTTCCATGATCGAATTCACTTTGTCCTGATTGACTTCGATATAGGCAATCGTGGGCGGCTTCACCGGCTCAATGTCGTTGATCTCTTCAACGATCTCCTTCAGTACCTTCAGAAATCCCTCGGGAGGCTCGTTGTTGTATTTCCCGGCAATCAGATCGGCGAGCTTTTGGTTCTGTGCCTCGGGCTTCAGTTCAACGGCCTCCTTCAGTCTGGCAAAGGCGTCCTGAATCTCTTTTTGAAACTTCCGCTTGTCCTGGAAGGACAGGTTGCCCGCCTGAAGGCTGGCAAGGTTCGTGGCGATCACCTTCTGCAGGGATCGCTTTTCGGAGAATGATAGAGCCATTTACGCCGCCTCCTTTTTCAGAATTTCCGTCAGATAGTCCGCTGCTTGATTCAGAAGAGCATCATATTGTTCCGCCTTCCCATCCTTCTCCAGGTCGGAAGCCGCCTGGTCAAGGGCCTCTCCCAGCTTCGTGGAGTCGCCGTCATATTTTCCGGCAAGGATGTCGTTGAGAACGGTCACGGCAACTGGTTCATCCGGAACGTTGCTCTTTGCCGTGAACAGCAGGAACTCGGTGTTTTGGAGGGACTTCTTGTAATCGGGGTCTTGATCCTCGAAGTCTGGACCTTCCATATAGGCCCGAATTTCCTCATGCCTGCGCGTCAATTCCTCTTCTCCAAGGTTGGCAAGCTCGGCAAGAATGCGTTTTTCGTCGTCAGAGGTCATAGTTGAGCCAATGAGGGCTTGAGGCCCGTTGGATTTCGCAATCTTGTTCGACGCCTTAAGGTCTTCGACATATTTGCCCCAGTCTTCCTCGGACAACTCGCCGCGTCCTTTCATCTCCCATAGCTTCCCGGCTTCCTCCGCATCCTGAAGGCGAACTCCCGGTACCGCATTTTTCCCGACTTCAATAAGACGGTTTGTTTCATCCACCTGCTTGGCCCTCTCTTCCTTCTCTTTCGCTGCTTTGATAATGACGGCGAGTTCCTTCATTGCCGCGTCCTGGGTCTCGTTGTCGGCGCTTGCGAAGTAGTAATCACCCCTGAATCTCTCACCGTTCAGGAAGAATATTGCCTTCCCGTCCGGGCTGATCCGCACGCCACCGATCTGGTTGCCTCCCGCGATGGTGAAAGTTCCGACTGCAACGGGCATTCCGCCATCATCCCCTTCAGACCATTTCGCATCAAGGCCCTCGCTTTTGGCGCTCGCATCAATATTGAGAACGCTTTCTTTCGGGCTGTACCCTTCGACATGGCCTTCGTCCTGCTTCATGAGGAATTCCGCAAAGCCGTTCGTAGCATCAAGGGCTGAGACGGCAGGGTCAATCTTGATCTCAGCCGCTTTGAGCTTCTTGTCGATCATGGACAGGGCCTTGGTCGCCTGCTTGTCGAAACCGGCAACGGTGGCCGAAGAGAACGTCTTCTTGCTGCCATCGGCCAAACCTACCGCGATGCTGTATCCATCCACGCCACTGGCCTGGACATATCCGAATCCCTCTTTATTCCAGACACCGCCCATGCCGTTATCTATGAATCCGCGCCCGGTCAATTCACTTCCCAGTGCCGCCCGCTTCTCTTCATAGGCCGTCCGTTCTTGTTCTGCCTTCATTTCCGCTTCGGTTTTCGGGGTCTCGCCCCCGGTCGCCTTGCCGTCATTCCCGGCCTGCTTCGCCTTCAGAGCGTCAACTTTTCCTTGAAGGTCGTCATTGAAAGCCTTCTGCTTCTCAATCTGACTGCGGAGGTTGGCGATTTTCGTATCCATCGCTTCAATGGCATCCTGCCCCTCCTTCAGCTTGGCCATGAGTTCATCGTGATGCTTCACCCCCTCATCGGCCTGAGTCTTCAATTCTTCAAGTGTCTTCCGTTGCGCCACAAGCTCCTTCTGCATGACCTGGAACCGGGCGCTGTTCTTTTCAACCAACTGGGCCGTTCGCTTCCCGATTTCCTGAAGGCTGACTTCGGCATCGTTTTCCGGAGAAACCACATGGGTGATGTCCCGCTTGTTCAAGAGCCACCGAAAAGCGATGATTTCATCATCCGCCGCGATCTTCATCTTGTTGTTGTCGGGGCTGTGGAAAATAATGCTTACCACCTGCCCGTCGCTGAAAGGAATCTGCACGGTCACGGTCGCAAAGAGGCCCGATTTCTTCGGCATTCCGATGACCGGCGCCATGGCCTCAATGTTCTTTTCCTTCAAATACCCATTGAAGACGCGCACAAGGGCGGTCATCTTGGATTCTGTGCGATTGAAACGCTGAATCCGGATAGCCTCTAAAACAAGTTCTTCGGTCGTCATCCGGTCGTTTTCGTCACAGGGGTTATAAGCCTCGTCAACCTCGTCAATGGTCGCCGTCTCGAAAAGGAGGCGTTCTTGCTGCTTGTCGGCAATCAGCCTGTAATATGCTTCCGAAAGCTGAATCCCCGAAAAACCCGTGGCGAAGTAGTCATAACCCAGCTTGATTCTTTTTCCTTCCGTCAGTGGATTCATGCTGCCACCTCCTTCAATTGATCATATTCGGCCTGAAGATTCTCGCCCGTCGCAACCAGACCGCTCAGCTCCGTCTCGAGAGTCGTTACGACAGTGCTTTTTTCGGTTTTCGAGTTTTCGGCTTCCGCGATCTGCTCATTCAGCGAGTCATCAGCGGCCTTGGTCTCATCAATGGCTGTCTGGAATTGAGTGATCTGTTCCGAAACGGACACATTTGCCGGTTTGATCTTCGGAACGTTCACCTTCTGCCGGGCAAGCTGCTTTTCCTTCTGTTTTTGGTAGGATTTCTCGTTTTCCTTGACATAATCGATGACCTCCTGAATTGCCTTATCGAGGTCGTCAACGTACTTGATGGCGAGGACCTTGCTGTTCAGCTTCACCTGAAAGATCGATCCCCCGGCCTTGGCCTTCACCTGCAACTTTTGGCCGCTTTCAAAATTGATGATGGCCGTCTTTACCTGAAAGCCGGATTCGCGCTTTGCCTTATTGTCCGCGTCCACGCTGGCAATTGGCAAGGCAGCCTTCTCGAACTTATCCAGGATTGGCTTCAAGCCCGCTTTGTTGAACTTCTCAAAATCAATATGAATCATGATAAACCTCCTTCCTTATCCTCGTGTGAATACTGCCCCGGACAGAACGCTTTCGGCGATCCCTTTTGCGTCGGCATGACAACAATGCCCCAGCCAGGACCGTATGCGCTGGCTGATGTTCCAGATCGACGCCCTTCCTTCCCGGTACATAACCCGCATGGCCCGCAGGCGCTTCTTCATTCTCTTGATGCTTGCCTTTTTGATCTTGACCCGGTCTACATAGACCCGATAGCCGACGAATTCGATTCCTCCCGCCACTTTGTCGATCCGGGTCCCCTTCGGATTGAATTCCAGGCGCAATCGATTATTAAGAAGCCCTTGAATCTCATCCTTCACCCGTTGCAAATGCTTTTTGTCGTGATGAACGATGATGAAGTTATCCATGTAGCGAAGGTAATAGCGCTCGCGAAGGTCGTGCTTGGCGAACTGATCCAGGACGTTCAAATACACATTGGCGGAAAGCTGACTGAAGAGGCTGCCTATGGGAAGCCCCGGATCTGAGGTACTGCTATCAATAATGGCCCTGATGAGCTTTAGCGTGTCGGCGCACTTGATCTTCCGGCTCATGAGCCCATAAAGAACGTCGTGATCGATATGGGGAAAGTATTTACGAATGTCACAATGGAGATAATAAATTTCCTTCCCAGGCCATTTTTCGCGAGCTGCATTCAAAAAGTATTGCAGTCGCTTCATGGCACGGTGCGTGCCCTTGCCTTTACGACAGGCATAGGAGTCATCAATGAAGCCCTTGTCAAAGATGGGCTCGATCACCTGGTGAAGGGCCTGCTGAACGATGCGGTCGCGCAGGGGTAAGTATTGGATGAGGCGCTCTTTCGGATCCTTAATAATAAATTCGCGATACTGACCGATTCGATAGTTCTTCCAGGTCAGTTCATTATGAAGTTGGATGACGTTTTGCAGGGTGTAGTATCCGAAGCGCAGAACCTCCTTATCGTACCGTTTTCCAAGACGGACGTACTTCCATGCCGCCTCAAGATTATCCATGTCGCAGATTCTTGAATATAAATGATGATAACGTTTCATCTTTTCCTTTTAAAAGTGCCTTCATGACGTTTCGGCATTGCTACTCAGACATGAAGGCTTTTGGGCTATCTTCCCTTTCGGGAAGGACACAGCCTCCCTATGAAATTGCACTGGGCCTCTGCCCGTAAGCAGGCGCCTTCTGGCATATTCAAAGTCGAGGCGGAACCCGATGTTCGTGTTCACGTTCGTGCGCGCGTTGTTGAGGTTCAACGCAGCGACCCCGGCATTGGCACCGTTGTTCCAGTTCCCAAAGCGGATCGGAACGCGCTAACAGAGCTTCATTAAACATTCTTTGCAGGCTGTGCCCCTTCTCGCTGGGAGCGAATCCACCCTCCCAACAATTTACCGACTTCGTTGATCTTCTCCATCCACAGGGTGTATTTCTTGTGATCGAGATACTTCAACCGCCGATAGGAGAGGTCCACCAAATGCCGGAGCGTTTCATGGGCAATATCCAGTTCGGTCAGCGCTGTTTTCCGGTATGTCCGTTTATTGGTCTCCACGATCAGCTTCAGAACTTCATACATCTGTTGCCGAATCATGGCCGCCAGTACAAATTTCTCATATCGGGGGAATTGACGGAGCGCGATAGTGCCGTATTCGATCATTTCCAGAGTCTTTTCGTAGATAATCAGATTTTTCGTCATTCCGTTTCCCGTGAATGGGGTTTAAGGGGGCGGGCTGTCGCCCGCCCCACAGATTTACAGACTACGCTCAACCGATATAGGCGAGGCGGAACCCGAAGAGCGTGCCCACGAACGTGCGCGCGTGGTAGAGGCTCAACGCAGCGACCCCGGCATTGGCACCGTCGACCCAGACCCCAAAGCGGATCGGAACGCGCTCGCCATCGGTGTCGAAATAGAAATACCCTACAGGGTCGCTACTGTTGAACGCCGGGTCGATCATGGCCTGCATGAAACGCCGCTTGATCGTGTCGGAAAGGGCGGCATAGGCCGTGGTTCTGGTGAGACCTTTCCATGCCCCGAACCCGACGCCGCCAGAGGCGTGTAACGTATTCGTACCGGCCACACCTAGCTTGTCGCCCGTGTCTTCGGCCATAATCACGCCCTGGTCCTTCCAGGACCCTTCAGCCTGGGTAAAGTAGTTGTCATCGGGGAAATAAAATTTACCGTTGACAAGTTTCATCCCGTCAACCCATTCCCAAATGTTTCCGCACAGGCCGTCCACTCCGGCAAGGGTGCCATCATGACGCCAGGAAGCAGGGCCGGAACCGTTCAGGGTCCGTGCCGTGCCGGAGGCGGTACCGGGAGCAACGCCGTCCTGCCGACGACCGCACTCGTGAGTCGATGTGTGGTGTCTGCCGTAATCGGTATTGCCACGGGGCTGCCCGTTCTTGATGCAGTAGAGGGCCAGCGCTGCGGCCTCCCAGTTTGACATGAGATGCCAGCCGGTCCCCTTGGCCGTGCAGTAGCCCTTCGCCGTGTCAAAATTGACACTCGCGGTCGGATCGTAGCCGGGCAAAGAGAGGGCGCGACCGTCCAGAACATTGGCCTTGAACTGGCCGATGAAGATCTCGGACTTTTCCACACCGTTCACGATGAAGGCCGGATGGACACCTGCCCCGAGATCCGCGTCGATGGTTTCCACGAGGAATTTCGGGATCACGCACATATAGGACGGATACCCCTTATCGTCATAGAGCACCGTAACCCTGCCGCCAGTTGCCGCCTCTACCGAAGCCCTCAAAGGATCTTTATTGAAAATCAGCATTGCTTAAACCTCCTATTCTTTTTTGTTTTTTCAGATTTCGCGTTCCGATACCGGAACCGGGTTCACAAAGGGCCATAAGGACAGCCGCACCTTGTTCATGTTCAAGGGAGCGACGACAACCTCATAAACCTGGTTGCCGTTGTCATCCAAAACGGGTTCTCCGTCCTCGACTTTTGGCTGTTCGCTCTTTTCCTTCGGCGGCACAACGAGAGACGCCACATAGGACACGCCCTCGCTCACGCCCTGCACCAGGTTTCCCGCTACATCGCGGCAAATATCCACCGCAATCGCCGCGTCTACCTGAATTGCAGCGCAATCGATTTCAATTCCGCCGTCGCCGCCGATCTTCACGACGCTTCCGTTCACCGCGTATTCGACCAAAGGGCCGTTTCCCAAGACTTCAACCTGCATGTGCTCACCCCCCTTTAAATCATCCGCTGGACGTGGTAGCGCACCTTCACTGCATCCGCCGCCCCCGCCAGGTAAATTTTAAATCCGTTCGTCAGCCGGTCCTCGACTTCCAGCGCCCCGATCTGCTGCCGCCCGCCTTCGCAGGACGCCACATCCAGATGCACTGCATAATTCGCGTCGGGCAGGACATAGGGCAGGGCAATCGAAGCATAGATGGGAGACACGAACACATTGGGCCAGCCCGTACATACACGCCGTGCATCCGTGATTGTGAAGGCGTCTCCGTCATTCGTGCTGCCAGCGGGAACCGTAATCGTGTAGACTACAAGGCCTGTGGATGGTGCCGCCGCATTCAGCGCCGTGCATTGGCATTCGACCGTGCCAGTCTCATCGATGTAGAGATAGACATAGCAGGTTGCGGAACTGGCTCCGGGGTTCGGCGGTACGGAAGTGGCGTCGGCATCGGCTGGCACGCTGTATGAGCGCCCGTGGATAAACAGACTCCCAAGGGCCAGGCTCAGGATTCTTACATCCGCTGCCTTTCGTGTAATCGCGCAACCGGAAATGATTCCCCGATTATAGATAGTCGTTTCCCCTTCCTGAATACGGACGCGCCGGAACCGGTCCAGTTCCTTATTTGCCAGGGCTGCCAAGTCCGTGGCCGCCAGAACAGCCGCAATCAGGTTGTTCTGAAACTCGGGATCAAGCCCCTCCACGTTGGTTTCGATCTGATCAAGGCGCTGATCCATAGACGCCTGACCGCCTCGCGCAGCCTGCACCTCGCTTTCCAGGGCCGCCGCCCGTTCATCCAAGTTTTCAAAATTCTCGTCAATTTCCAGATAACGATCATTCCAAAGACTGGGAACGGCATCGGGCTCATTGTTCGGTATGGGCGTAATTGCTGCATGTGGTAATGCCATTTGAATGTCCTCCTTTCCTTCGGGTTAAAACTTCAATTTGATTTTGATTTCATAGGTTTCATCGGCTTCCTTGATTTTCGGTGCGAAGTTCCTAAAGCCGAGAAGATTCCCTGACGCATCCAAAAGGCCGGCCTCTGAAATATGGGTGCCCACAAGTTCCGCCTCCGCGACAATGCCCGTCCCGGTCACGGAGTAGAGATCTTCCTGCGTGATCGCGCTCAGGTTCTTCCTGAGCACTTCATGAACGAGGGCCGTCTGTGCCGCATTCGGGGTCTTTGGTGATCCGTCCGGGTTATGCCCGCCATCCCCGAAGGACATTTGCGCCACCTGTGGGAGTGCTGTCCCGTCATAATGGTGCCGCGCCAACCTCTGCCTGAAACTGTTTGTAGTCGTTGCTTCTGACATTTCTCTTCTCCTTTACGCCGCCTTTCTGATGTTTATTTCGCATTCGCATACCGGTCCCGGCTGGCCTATGCGCCACGAACCATCCAGGTGCTTCGTCACTTCCCCAACCCTCCATGATCCGTCGAGGCGGCGGTAATATCTTCCGATGCGAATTGCGCCAAGCCGTTTTGACCCATCGAGCCGCCAAGTGCCGTCAACGTCACAATAGGCCCCAACGCCCCACATGCCGTCAAGTTTGCGAGACCATCCGTTGCCGACCTGGGCCGTGTAGCGCCCCACCTTCCCAAACACCCCCGCGTGTCCAAGAAATTTTACCAATTTCAGGCGCGATTCCGCCTTGATGCCCGGAGACCGGACCTTCCATGTACCGTCAAGGATTACGCTCCTGACAGGCTCACCGACTTGCCACGTTCCATCAAGCCGTCTATACGAAACTAGGGCCGGAAGAACTCCCAGCTTCCTTGGGGAGACCGGATACTGAACGGTCCATCCCTCTCCCGATCCGAATCCGACCGATGGAATGGACGGCAAATCAATTGATTTCCTGAGCTTTCGCTTTCCGCTCAGGATCAGAACCCGGTTCATGCCGACATGCCACAGGCCATTGAGCTTCAAGAGCGATTCGCTGAGCCGGTTCACGAAATAGGCATCCGGCCTTTCGATATGCTTGGCGAGTCCCATGCTGCTTGTGATGGTGCATTGGAGTAACTGCCGGTAAACCGTCCCGGATATCTGATAGGACCCAAGGTCTGCCGCTCCGTTCAGCTTCCATGATCCGTTCAGGTGCCGGTGCGCGATGGTGATGTTCGTACCGATCTTCCAAAGCCCATTGAGCTTCGGCGTGCACCAGGGATAATGTTGGGCAACGACTTTTGTCATGGCCAGGTGCATTTCGTGGGTCGGAATGGCCGATATTTCGAGCCAAATCTTATACTTGAAGCCGTCAAAAACGATGTGAAGCGGCTTGATCTGCATGATTCGTCGGCNAGCCACGTCTATCATTTCGGGTGCACGCCCGCTTGACAGATCAATGACCATCTTCGCGCGAGATGTCAGATAAACGCCATCGGAAGCCAGATGCACAGCCGGGTCGTCGCCAACATGCCACGACCCATCCAGGCGAAGTAGTTCCGCATTGATGTCCAGGCCCGTCGCTTCAAGCTCGTCTTCCGTATAAAATGCCGTCCCATAAATCTCGCCCCTGGGGGCATAGAGGGGAGCCCATTCAGCGACGAAGCCGATCCGCGCCATAGACCGGACAAGAGGAACGTTCGTTTCCTTTTGGTGAAGCTCCATCTTGCGGGTTGCAACGCTGACCGGGATGTTCTCGTCGGAGATCCCATCGAAATAATGGCCCAGCTCCACAACGATCCGCTTCTGATTCGTATCGTCAGCCGTATAGATCGACCGCAAACCGGCGAGCACGTCATAGCTCGGGTCAAAGTTTTCCGCCCAAAACCCCTGAATGGCTTCAGCGAGATCCCTCCATCGCGAGGAATCCCTCTTTACGGGCGATAATCTTTTTTTCAGCCAGTCGATCATAAGTAGCTCAATGAAATCGTGGTCGCATCCATGTCGATGTGAACCATCTCGTTTAGTTCTGTCGGCTCCAGCGTCCCGGCATGGGTCACGTTGAAATAGGCACCGGTTGTGGAGAAATATCCGGTTGCGTTGATGATCCGATAAAAGTCCTTCACAAGAACCTCCGACAGACGGCTTGAGGAATCTTTTCCATAATTATCTGTCAGAGCTTCAATAATGGCTGCCTGCACATCGGATATGATTACCGTCCTGGGGACCTTCCCCGTGATGGTCAGGTGGAACGTGGAAAGCAACGGCGCAACCCACTCGAATTTTCGGTTCAGAATGTGGACATCGGAAAGGGCGCTCATGACCTCCGTTTCAAGATTCGGACGGTCTTCAGCATAGGAAGACACAAAGATTTTATTGATGAACTCGAATCGTGGCCCGTGGATCGCCTCGGCCTCTGTTTCGCCCCACACGTTGATCCACAGGATGCTTGCCACAGCTCTCTTGATGAAGAAGACATAATCGTCACGCCATACCAGCTTTTCGTTATAGATGGGCCAGTATTGGAGGTTCTGTCGCATCTCCGAAACGGTCTCTTTTGCCTGACCGTCAGTGATGGCCTCGGTCGTGATGGCCTCCATATCGGCTACCTGCCCCGAAGCATCCAGGACCTCGCCAACAGGGTACAGGGGTTGCCCTTCTGCAAGATAGGTTTCCCCATCAGTCAACCACAGGGAGACCTTCACGGATGTTCCAACGGGAAGAATGGTTCCGATGTAGTCATTCCCGAATCTGATTCCTGTTTGTCCGGCGTGCGTATAGAATTCATCGTAAACATGATCGCCCTCGTTGGCGTTCTGGAAGAGCCGCGAGCAATCCCATTCTTCATAGCCGTATCCCAAATCGACTTGGACCGTGAAATCGTGGATTTTCTCCGTTAGGGCCTTATCGAAAAGGATCTCGTAGAACGGCTTCTCTTCCGTAACCTCGTGAACGATCTCTTCCTTGACCATCTGTGAAAATTCGACTTCCGCCGCTTCACCTGCGGCGAGTGACAAGGCCCGGTCGGTGACATAATCGAGGTCGGCATCAGACGAAAACGGCTGGTATGCCGGCAAATACAAAACGCTCGTACCGTTGTTCGTGATCGTGCCGGATCCCGAAGACGGCGTGCGCTTGCGCGGGAGGTATTCTCGATCTTCCACGTGGGCCAGCACGCTGGCTTCATTCAAGGCCGTGGAAAGGAAGTATTCCTGGAAGGTCCTTTCAATCTTCCACAGCGCCTCCCGTAGCGCCCAACTCATAAAGACAGCAAGATGGTTGACGAACTGCGATTTCGACAAGGTTTTCCATGACGCCTTCGCAAGCAGAATGTCTTTAAATTTTTGGATTGCCTCTTCTTTCGTAATCACAGCTCTATCTTCTCCTCAAAAACCCCCAGGCGGTGCCTGATAACGATCTGACACAGATCGATTTCCGTGAATTCAACGCTCACGCTTTCAATGACCAGGTTTTCAATGTCCTGTGGCATCTTGATCGTGATGCTCATCTCCGCCATGACATTCAGGCTCACCCCTTGGGGCTCATGCTTCAAGGGAAGAAGGTTATGGCCCCACCCCGGAAGATCCGCCACTGTCCCTTGGGGAGTCTCAAACCATTCAAAGATCCGGTCCTGCAGGGCGTCCTCATCCTCGTACTTTTTCACTTCTGTGGACGGGTTCAGCTCAATCAGGTGATCGAATTCTTCAATAGTGGCCATAATCACACCCTGTCGTATGCCATAAGGGTCAGCATGGTATCGTCAAACTCGGTCCGGATCGGCGGCACTCCGGAACGCTTTGCCTCATCTTGTCCCGTCATCTTGGCCATGGCCGCATTGAGCTTATCGATGGCCGCCATGAACACGCCGTTCATGTCTGATCCGACCTGCTTCGGCCCCGGAATGGATGAAGGAGCCTCCGGCATATCCGCCCTGGCCGTGGTCATTCGTTCCGGCTGCCTTACCGAGCGCGCCGGCATTCCTGTGGCCAGCGAAGTGGCCGGTTCCGTCGCCATGGCGCCGCCCTCAATAGGCTTCGCCTCCAAAATCCCTCCCCCCAATGCTGCGGTCCGCGCCCGGGTCCTGGAAAGAATGCGCTTTCGGATGTCGGCAACCGGGGCTGCTGTGGCCGTCGCAATCGGCTCTACCTGATCGACAGTGGTGGCCGCCGCTGAAGAAGACGCCTTTTCGCGGAAAGATTCTCCCTTTGCAAGATTCGAGGCTTGC